CAAACGTAATTACAGAAATCAAAAAGTTGCTTGGTATGGAAATCAAACTTGAGCAAATGGCATTAGACAACGGTACTATTGTAGAAGCAGAAATGTTTGAAGCAGGTCAAGCGGTGTTTATTGTAAACGGTGAAGATAGAGTTGCCTTACCTGTAGGTGAGTATATTCTTGATAACGGAATGATTTTAGTAGTTGCAGTTGAGGGGGAAATTGCTGAAATTAAAGAAGCTGCAGCTGAAGAAGTGGAAACACCTGAAGTTGAAGTAGAAGTAGAACAAGCAGCAGAACCAACACCAGCAACCGCTAAAAAAGTAATTGAGTCTACTGTTAGAGAGTCGCATTTTTCAAAAGAAGATGTTGATGCTTTAAAGTCAGAAATCGAAAGTTTAAAAACGGAATTAGCATCTATGAAAAATGTTGAGGTAAAAGAAGTAGTAGAATTGTCTGCACAACCTTTAACACATAATCCTGATGCAAAACCAAACGTTGAAAAAGTGTTATTCTCACAAAACAGAGAAATGACTACATTCGACAGAGTAATGAATAAAATAGCAAACTAATAATTAATTAAAAAAAATGGCTACTACAACAAGTATTACAACAACTTATGCTGGTGAATTTTCAAAAAAATACATTTCAGCTGCATTATTATCAGCTTCTACTATTGAGAATGGTGGAATTGAAGTAATGCCAAACGTAAAGTACAAATCAGTTATCCAACGTTTAGCTACTGATGCTATCGTTAAAGATGCTACTTGTGCTTTTGATGCAACTTCTACAGTTACTTTAACTGAAAGAATTATTACTCCTGAGGAATTCCAGGTAAATTTGGAATTGTGTAAAAAAGACTTCGCAAGTACTTGGCAAAGCATTGAAATGGGAATGTCTGCTTTTGAAACATTACCTAAATCTTTTGCTGATTATTTAATTGCTCACGTAGCAGCTAAAGTAGCAGAAAAAACTGAAACTAACATTTGGAGAGGTGCTACTGCTAATGCAGGTGAATTTAACGGATTTGTAGCTTTAGCTACTGCAGACTCTAATGTAGTTGATGTAGTTGGTACTACTGTAACAGCTTCTAATGTTATTGCTGAATTGGGTAAAGTAGTTGATGCTATCCCTGCTGCATTATACGGTAAAGAAGATTTACATATTTACGTTTCTCAAAATGTAGCTCGTGCTTATGTTAGAGCTTTAGGCGGTTTTGCTGCTTCAGGTTTAGGTGCAAACGGTACTAACGCAATGGGTACACAATGGTTTAACAACGGTTCATTATCTTTTGACGGTGTTAAAATCTTTGTTGCTAATGGTTTAGCTGCTAACTATATGATGGCTGCTCAAAAATCTAATTTATATTTTGGTACAGGTTTATTATCAGACCAAAACGAAGTTAAATTAATTGATATGGCAGATATCGATGGTTCACAAAATGTAAGAGTTGTTATGAGATTTACTGCTGCTGTTCAATACGGTATCGGTTCTGAAATCGTACTTTACACTCCAGCATAATTAATAACAAATAACTAATTAAAGGTGGTGCAATAAACGCCACCTTTTTTTTAACTTTTAAAATATAAATACTATGGCTTGTGATTTAAGTTTAGGTAGATTGGAAGTGTGCAAAGATAGCGTAGGTGGTTTAAAAAATGTTTACTTCGTTAATTACGGAGATGCAACAGGATACACTTACGATGCTACAAATACGGATGTAATCGATGCGGTTGCAGGTACTCCAAGTGCTTACAAATATGAGTTGAAAGGTGCAAGTACCTTTACTCAAAATATTAACAGCTCAAGAGAAAACGGAACAACGTTTTTTGAGCAGGTTTTAGAATTAACTTTTAAGAAATTAACTGTTAAGGATAACAAAGAATTAAAATTAATGGCTTATGGTAGACCACAAGTTATTATAGAAGATAACAACGGTAATTTCTTTTACGCAGGTTTACAACACGGAATGGATGTAACAGGTGGTACTATTGTAACAGGTGGTGCAATGGGAGATTTATCAGGTTATACTTTAACTTTAACAGGACAAGAAAAAGTACCTGCTAATTTTATTGGAGATACTTTAACTGCTGCTGGTTTTACAGTTGTAGTTGGTTCTTAAGAAATCTTTTTAATGTAAGAAAAAGCGAGATTTTAAATAATTCTCGCTTTTTTTAAAAAAATAAAATATATGACGCCACAAGAAAAAAATGTATTTAGTAAACTATTTTCTAAAACAGAATTAGCAAGTCAAAAAATTGATTTAGCTTTAGTAGATGATATTGATAAATATTTACAAAAACAAAATTCAATATTAAAAATAGCTGATAACTCTTGGAAAGAATATCAAGATTATTTAACAAGAGCAGATACACCTTTTAAAAAAATGATAAATTCATATAATTTATTAAGCAATACAATTTCTGAATCAGATGCTTTAATAAATAAAATAAATTCTTTAAGTAAAGAATTAGGTTTAAATGCTAAAGATGTAAAAGGATATTCTGCTGTTTTAGGAAATGTAAATACTTCAAAAGAAATATTATCAACAATAGCAAGTTTTAAAGACCCAAGTACATTTCAATAATAAATATACTATTTATGCTTTAATGCACACTTAAATAGTTTTTTCAATAAAAAAGGGTAGCTTAATAGTTACCCTTTTTTTACAAGCGTCTTTTAATGGATTTCGGCTATCCTTACACAGTCTTTTTTATAATCAACAATCTTGGAGCATCAATATATAGGTAGGACTCGAACCTACATACCACCAACATATTTTTCAATGTTGGCTACCTAAACCATTCAGTCACTATATATTTTACATTTACAAATATACAACTATTTTTTAAAAATACAACTTTTTTAAAATAATTAAAAACAAAAATACAACTTTTGTGTTTTTAAATAAAACAATATGATAATCTTAAGAGAACAAGCAACTGCTCAAACATTAAACGCTATAATTTATGGTAGTGATGCTGATGCTATTGTATTGCGAGATGAAGAAACAAACATAGAAGTTGAGATTAATTGCACGTTTTCAATAGATAGGTATTACGTAGCAACTTCTGCAATATTTCCAATTAAAGAAAATAAATACTATACACTTACTATTTTAAATGGCACGGATATAGTTTATAGAGATAAGGTTTTTTGTACAAACCAAGTAATTGCAAATTACACAATTAACAAAAACCAATATACTCAACATACAACAAGTAACGAATACAAAATATTTGAATAATATGTTTCACATTTTAAATTTAAGTGCATATACTTCACCACAAATAAACGAAAGTAAAAAAGGTGAATTTGTAGAGTACGGTGCAGATAATAATTACTTTAATTATTTAATTGAAAGGTATTTATACAGCACTACAAATAACGCAATTATTACAGGTGTGGCTAATATGATTTACGGAAAAGGTATATCAGCATTAGATGCTAATAAAAAACCTGATGAGTACGCTAAAATGATATCTATTATTAAACCAAATTGTTTAAAGAAAATTGGTTTAGAGCGTAAACTTTTAGGAATGGCTGCTATGCAGGTTGGTTATGAAAAAGGCGAGGTAAAATTTGTAGACCATTTTCCAATGCACACTTTACGAGCTGAAAAATGTAATGATAAAGGCGAAATTGTAGCGTGGTATTATCACCCTGATTGGGCAAATAAAAAACCAAGTGAAGAAATAAAACGTATTCCTGCTTTTGGTTTTGGTGATGGTAAAGAAGTTGAAATTTACGTTATCAAACCTTATATTAGTGGTTATCATTATTACACTCCTATTGATTATTCAGGTGCTTTACCTTATGCAAAGTTAGAAGAAGAAATATCTGATTATTTGATTAACGATGTAATGAATGGTTTTAGTGGTACTAAAGTTATAAACTTTAATAACGGTGTGCCACCAGAAGAAAAAAGAGAAGAAATTGCAAACGAGGTTAAACGTAAATTAACAGGTGCAAGGGGTGAAAAAGTAATTGTAGGTTTTAACAGCTCGGTAGATAACAAAACTACTGTAGATGATATTCCTTTAAATGATGCACCCGCACATTATGAATATTTAAGTAAAGAATGTTTTGAAAAATTAGTTGTAGGGCATAGAGTTACTTCGCCAATGCTTTTAGGTATTCGAGATGCAGGAGGTGGTTTTAGTAATAATGCAGATGAAATTAAAACAGCAACTTTGTTATATGATAATTTAGTTATTAAACCTTATCAATTAGAAATTATTGATGCATTAGATATTATTTTGGCTGTTAATAATATTAAGTTAAAATTATACTTTAAAACAATACAACCTTTAGAGTTTACTGATTTAACAAATGCACAAAATTCAGACCAAGTAGCAGAAGAAACAGGTACGCAATTATCAGCACATACAAACCCTGAATTAGCAAACGCATTAATTGACAAAGGCGAAGTTTTAGGTTCTGAATGGATTTTAATAGATGAAACAGAAGTAAATTTAGATACCGAAACTGAATTAGATGCTGAAATTGAAGCGTTAAATAATAAGAAAAAACCAAGTTTATTACAAAAATTAGCTGCTACTATTACAGGTAGACCAAACGCAAAAAGCGAACAAGATGAAAATATTGATGGTGTAAGATTTATTACACGTTATAAATATAGTGGTAGCGAAATAGGTGAGCGTGAATTTTGCAATAAAATGATTAAAGCAGATAAATTATATCGTAAAGAAGATATTGATAATACAGATAGTAATTCAGTAAATCCAGGACAAGGACATAACGGACAAAACTACAGTTTATTTTTATACAAAGGCGGAGTTAATTGTAAGCATAAATGGTTAAGACAAACATACGTTTCTTTTGATAATATTAAAATAGATGTTACAAATCCAAACGCTACACAAATAAGCACTAATAAAGCTGAAAAATACGGTTACAGGTTAAGAAATCCTAAAGAGGTGGCAATAAAACCTATTGATATGCCAAATAACGGACACCATCCAAATTATAATAATTAAGATATGGCTTACGCATTATTAATAAGTACAGAAGATGTAAAGAAATTTACAATTACAAACGGTAATTTAGATGCTGATGATTTTATTGAGTATATAAAAATCAGTCAAGATATTACAATTCAAAACTATTTAGGTTCTAAACTTTACAAAAAGTTACAGGATTTGATTTTAAACGATGATATTAACGAAGCTGAGTTTGTAGATTATAAAAATCTTTTAACGGTTTACGTTAAACCTATGCTTATTCATTGGGCAATGGTTTACTATTTACCATTTGCTGCATACACATTAAGTAACAAAGGTTTGTTTAAACATAGTTCTGAAAACGCTACAAACGTAGACAAAGCAGAAGTAGATTTTTTAGTTGAAAAAGAAAGGGATATAGCAGAAAGTTATACACAGCGTTTTATTGATTTTATGTGTTATAATACAAATACATATCCTGAATATAACAATAATAATAATGAGGATGTAAACCCTGATACGAATAATTTTTATGGCGGTTGGTACATATAATAACGTAAAGATTAAAAACTTTAAAAAGTTAAATTTATATTTAGCTAAAGTTGAGCAATTAAAAAAAGTAGAAATCTTAAAATCTAATAATGGCAAATAGTATAGGTTGGGGGCAAGCAGCAAACGATAACGGTATAGGTTTTGGACAAGGTGCTTTTAATAATGATAACGATTGGGGCAAAATTTATGAATTTAGCCATAGTGAAGAAACTGATTTAAAAAAAAAATCCTAACCTTAACGGTAGATAATATAAAATACACAATAGATATAATTAAATTAACAACAGATAAAATATACCAATGGCTGAACAAATAATAAATGTAGGTACAACTGCAAACGATGGCACAGGAGATACTTTAAGAGGTGCGTTTATAAAAGCAAAAGATAATTTTTCAGATTTATATACTAATAAACAGGCTACTCTTGTTTCAGGTACAAATATAAAAACTGTTAATTCTACTTCTTTATTGGGTAGTGGTAACGTTTCTGTACAAGCAACTTTAGTTAGTGGTACAAATATCAAAACAGTAGAGGGACAGTCTTTATTAGGTTCAGGAAATATTGATTTAACAAAAGCTGATGTAGGTTTGTCTAATGTGGATAATACTAGTGATTTATTAAAACCGATTTCTACAGCTACTCAAACAGCTTTAGATTTAAAACAAAATACTCTAGTTTCAGGAACTAATATTAAAACTATTAACTCTACTTCTTTATTGGGTAGTGGTAACGTTTCTGTACAAGCAACTTTAGTAAGTGGTACAAATATCAAAACAATAGAGGGACAATCTTTATTAGGTTCTGGTAATATAGATTTGACAAAATCTGATGTAGGTTTATCAAACGTAGATAATACTTCTGATGCTAATAAACCAGTAAGTACTGCACAAAATACAGCTATTAATGCAAAGGTAACCGATGCTATTGTTAATGGAGTTACTACTGTAGCACCAAGTCAAAACGCTGTTTTTGATGCTTTAGCTACAAAACAAGATTTAATAACAAACCCAATTACAGGAACAGGTACAGTAAATAAATTATCTAAATTTTCAACAACTTCAGAAATAGCACAAAGTTTAGTTTATGATGATGGGGTAACTGTTGCAGTAGGTACAGGTACACCTGAACCATCAGCTATATTAGAAGTATTTTCTAATACTCAAGGATTTTTATTACCCAGAATGACAGAATCAGAAATGAATGCAATATCAAGCCCTGCAATCGGTTTAATGGTATTTAATACTGATAATCAAAAAATAAACGTACATACTTCAAGTGGCTGGTTAGCCATACCTTTTTAATAAATAAATAAATGAGTAATAAAGAAAAAATAGACTTATTTTTAAATAAATGGGTTAGTAGAAAATTAACTGTATTTGTAATAGCTTCTATTGGTTTATTTAGTAAGTCTATAACTTCTACTGATTGGGTAATTATTGCAACTTCTTATATAACAATAGAGGGAGTTACAAAT